AGTTTAAGTTTTGATTTAATTTTAGAGTGGGTTAAAACCCTATGAATGAAGATACAGACAAACCATGCAGGGTAGAACAAATGGTAGGGAGTGGGAGTTGTTGTCTCTTAAAAAGAAAAGAGAGAAGATACTAAGGGAATTAGATAGATTAAAATAATGGTATAATAGTATATATGCCTAAGAAGTTAGAACAAAAACTAAAAAGACAGGCAAAGACAAAAGGTCTTACAGGAGACANGGCAAATGCNTATGTGTATGGNGTGCTTCGNAAGACAGGNTGGAAACCTAAAAGAAAAAAGTAGTGTTTANGGTTTAGTANAATATTGTATTACATCTTAAACAACTATTTATATATAAGATAAGAGGAATCATCATGAATTGGCACACGGAAACTAGAAAAATATCCGAGTTAAAGAACTGGGAAAATAATCCTAGAACAATATTAGAAGAGTCCTATAAGGAACTTAAAGAGAGTATAAATGATCTGGGTAACTTTGAACCCTTAGTAATCAATGTAGATGGGACCGTATTGGCAGGTAATCAAAGGTTAAGGATTCATAAAGAGAGAGGAGATAAAGAAGTAGAGGTAAGTGTACCAGAGAGAGAATTGACGGAAGAAGAGATTAAGAAAATTGGTATTATTAGCAACAGACACAGTGGAGAATGGGATATGGATAAATTGGCTAACGAGTTTGAAGATGTTTTAGCGGAATTAGGGTTTGATGATTTATTACCAGAGGTTGAGTTAGAAGTTAAAGAGGATGATTACGAAGAGCCAGAAGATTTAGAAACTACTGTTGTATTAGGAGATGTTTACCAACTCGGAGAACATAGGTTAATGTGTGGAGATAGCACAAAGATAGAAGATGTAGAGAAGTTGATGGATGGACAGAAAGCAGATATGGTGTTTACAGACCCTCCGTATGGAGTGGGCTACGATGGTGGTGCAAAAAAGAGAAAGCTACTAGCGAATGATAATATAGGGACAGATATATATGGGGACTCTCTGCCATTCACGAATATGTTTACAACTGACAAAGCATCCTTGTACCTTTGGTATGCAGATGCCAATGTAGCCGCAGCCGCAGCCGCAGCCGCAGCCGCAGGGTGGGATATTACTGCACAAATAATTTGGGTTAAGAACAATGCACAGTTTGTATCTTCTGCACACTATCACGGAAAGCATGAGCCATGTTTTTATGCACATAAAAAGGGAAAGTCTTGTGCTTGGTATGGAGGGAAAAATAAGGTCACTGTTTGGGATGTTGACAGGAGCAATAAAAATGAATACCATCCAACACAGAAGCCTGTACAATTAGCTGTTAATGCAGTTTCTAATAGTAGTATAAAAGATAATATTGTATTAGATTTATTTGGTGGTTCAGGTTCAACCCTAATAGCTTGTGAACAAACAAACAGAAAATGTTATATGATGGAAATAGATCCACATTATTGTCAAGTAATAATTGATAGATGGGAGAAGTTTACAGGTAATAAAGCAATTAAGTTAGAATAGTAAAAACGTGAGCAAAATCGTGGATACAACTAAAAACTTAACACCATTTACTTCTGATAGACAACCCACACCAGAACAGAAGAAAGCAGGTTGGGAGAGGAGAAGGGAAGCCCAGAAGATAATGGATGAGATAATGCAGTTGGCAGATATGCCTTATGCAGACATCAAAGCCCTATTAGAAGATATAAAAGTGCATCCTGAGAAGCACACATTGAGAGAGGTTAAGTTAGCTCAGTATTTAATGGATAAGAAGTATACGGTAGACTATTTAGATAGGCATATAAGCAAAGCACCTCAAGAGATTGATGTGACCAGTGGTGGGGACAAACTGTCTGCTGGAATATTTATTAGACCACCAGAAGACGATGGAGTACCTACCACATAAGTATCAGTATGAATTTCATAATAGTAAGTCTAGGTTTAGATCGCTTATAGCAGGCCGACGTGGGGGAAAAACTTTAAGCGGCACAATAGAAGCCCTATGGCAAGCTGATATGGTGGCAGAGAAGATGGGAAGACCCACACATGGCTGGATTATATCTCCAACTTACCAGATGTTAAAAGACATTAATATTCCCATGTTGCTAGAATGGTGTCCTCCAGAATCAATTAAAGACTTTAATAAGTCGGATAACAAACTAGAATTGATTAATGGAAGTACCATTACACTTAGAAGTGGTGAGAACCCTGATAGATTAAGGGGGGTAGGACTAGACTGGCTATGGCTTGATGAGGCTTGTTTTATGAGTAAACAGGTGTGGGAAGTGCTATATCCAACACTAACAGACAAGAATGGTATAGCATGGGTAACAACAACGCCACAAGGGTATGATTGGGTGTACGACACGTTTTACAAACCTGCTATTGATAAAGAACAGGGTTTTGAAGCNTGGAAGTTTACTACNCTAGACAATCCTTANATTGATCAGGCTTTAGTAGAACAAGCNAAGAANGATTTNTCCGACATGATGTTTAANCAAGAGTANTTNGCTTCCTTNGAGAANTTTGAAGGACTNATTTACCCTGATTTTAGTGAGGCAAGGCATTGTAAGGAATCAGAAAAAGCATTAACGGATATATACTTTGTAGGATTAGATGTAGGTTGGAATCACCCTACTGCTGGTCTTTTAGTTAAGGAAGATATAAATGGAAACCTATTTGTCATAGATGAGTTTAGAGAGCAGTTTCTAACAGCAAAGGAAATAAGTAATCAATTGAATGGTATGTTAGTTAGAAATGGTCTCAAAGAGCAAGATATAGAAATGTTCGTTATTGACCCAGCAAGTAAAGGAACTCAACAGACAAGTGGACAAAGTATGTTATACCAGTTGCAGGAGGAAGGTTGGGGCTTTGTACCTGCCAATAATGATGTAATGGCTGGTATAAACAGGGTAACAAGGTTATTTAGAGAGAATAAGTTATATATTTCTAAAAGATGTAGGGGATTAATAGACGAGTTAAATAATTACCATTGGAGGAAGTGGAACGAGGAAAAAGATAGTAAGAGAAGTGAGCCATTTAAGTTAGGAGAAGACGAATGTGATGTGCTTAGATATATTTCTATGAGTAGGCCAGATTACTTTGAGCATCCTAAACTTAATATGTATGGACAGTTAGAAAAAGAAGAGGAGGAAGAGGATGTGGATATTAATGATACAATAGATGACATGATGTCAGGAGAGAGTATTATCTAATATGATATAATTGTATATATGGAAACAACTGTTATAGTCTTGTGTATATTGTTAGGTATTGCTGTTATTACCTTAGGTGTAGTAGCCTCTTTACAAATTATAACGGGTTCTAGTGAGAGGAAGGAATTACAGAAGTTACTCAAGGCAAGAGACCTACCAGAGTTTACTACCTATGCCCAAAAGCCTGAGGANGANGANNTAGAAGACACAAGNAATCTAGTAGAACTTGAGAATATGGATAGNGTAATACAGGANGCAATAGANAAAACTATTAAATAAGAAAATGGAGGATTAAACGAGGAGCATTAATCTAGTTTTGTATACAAATGGCAACAAGCACAGCCCAGAAGTACGAGGAAGGAAAGCGTAAGGAAAAATACGATAAAGAGTATTGGATGTCTTACACTAAAGAGAAGTTTGANGAGAGTAGAAATTGGAGAGGTACTAATGTAGAACTACAATGGTTTGTAAACTANATGTACTACAAAGGCTACCAGAACCTCAAGTATGATAAAACAACNGGNACATTCATTAAGGATGTTAGAAACCCATTNACCTTTTACATTAACCATACCTATATGGTGTGTAGGGCTGTCAGGAACGCTGTAATGAAGGCCAATCCAACTTGGGATGTAGATGCCTTGCCTTATGGGCAACTAGACAATGATACTTCAAGAATATTAGGTGAGTATTTGGCATTTGAGTATGATAGGATTAATTTAGAAGAAAAGGTAAATAAAAGTTTACTGTTTGGATTACTGTATGGACTTGGTATATTCCAATATGGATACGATGATAGACTAGACGACGGAGAGGGTAATGTTTGGATAGAGTGTTTAGATCCTTTTGACACTTACATTGACCCATATTGTTCAGGTATGGACGACGCTAGGTATGTTATTAAGGTCATGAGTAAGCCACTAGAACTGATTGAGAACAATCCTAATTATGACAAGAAGGCAGTAGAG